ACTGATCCACCCGCCCATCAGGATATACAATAGTAATAACTCGTACTCCATCCAATTTAACTTCCACGAACTTTTTTCCAGCGACTTTCGTTTCGTGATTAGCACTATCGTGAGCAAGTTGACAGCTAAAGACAGGTACAATATATTCCGCATGACCTTTTACCATTTTGTTGATAGTTGTTTCGCTGACACCACAGCGCAGATCCTTGATCAGAATGCGTCGATACCAGCCGTTCCATTGTTCTTTAGTTGCTTGCGCCGTTAGCTGAGTAACCACATCACGTGCCGAGTTGCCCGTGCATGCACGATTAATAAAAAGCTCTGCGGCATTATAAAATGAAGCCCAGTCCAGTCCAGGCCCATCTTCATCAGTTTTTTCCTTGATTTGCTTGAGACCAAAAGTAACCATGCTGTCTAGTGCTAGTCGGCAACCTTCGAAAAATTCAGTGTTACCTGCACTGGCTTCTCTAGCGACCACAGCCTCTTTGACAAGGCGACTATTATCAGATTCCAATTCTGCAGTAATTTCCCAGGGTTTTTTCATATACACCTTTGATTGTGTTAGTACATGCTGACATTATACAATAAAAGTGATTTATTGTCAATTATTTGCGTTAATAAATTTGAATCGCAATAGCAGTGATATCACACTGGCAGGTAAGCCAAAATCAACGTCACTGTCTTCTAAAAGATGTAGTTTTCTTTTTAAATCAAATAGTTCATTGGTTAAAGTAAACAATGCAGGCTTAAGCTCATAATGATCTTGCTCGTGCGAATAGTTGAAATATTGTTCCAATTGCACCAATCTAGCTTTAGCACGTTCGATCTCTAACGTCAGTTCATCCCCGCCCAGTTCCAGCCATTTTGATCTAACGGCATATTCTAACTGTAACCTGCCGTTGGTCAGACCAACTAATTCAGTGTCTAAGTCGTGGAATTGTTCAGAAGAAATGTTATCTACAGCAGTACTCAACGCCGCAGATTCCAATTCTGCTAACTTTTTAATTACTTGTCGTAAACAGTTAACTGAAGTATTAATCCCAGGTGTGCTCATTCATCATCTCGTGTCGTCGTCTATACATTCTGGATAGCTCGTCTTTAAGTCTGAGTTTTTGTTTTTTCAAATCTTCCGCTTCAAACTCATTCCAGCTTGGTTGTTTGAGCATAGCGTCCAGTTTTCTAGCTAATGTAGTATGTTGGTTATCCAGTGCACGGATGTGATGTTCTAAGGAATCGATGTCCATAATACCTCCTGTTGACAAATATTATTTAATGTCGTATAATGAAAATTCTAATGTTAAATAACAACTATGTGCGACACTTTATTACTCAATCATGACGGACAGCCATTGAACATGCTGCCTCCCAGTGTTATCGACTGGCAGACTGCTATCAAATTGGTTTTTTTAAACAAAGTAGTTGTGGTTAAGAATCACGACGACTGGGTTGTTCACAGTCAAAAAATGGCAATGCCGGTTCCTAGCATCATTATGACTAGGCGCTATGTGCGTTCACGCAATCGTGTTCAGCTTAGCCGAAAAATGATCTATCTACGTGACAACTATACATGTCAGTACTGTGGTGAACAGTTCACCGGCAAAGATCTAACATTGGACCATGTAAAGCCCAAGAGTCTAGGCGGTGGTGGTGGCTGGAACAACTTGGTGACTTGTTGCGGTACTTGTAACTGGTTAAAAGGCGCAAAAGTTCTGGAGCCATTGTCTAAGCCGCGCGAACCCAGCTACTGGCAAATGGTTAAAGTGGCTAAAAATATGCCATATACCATGCGTGATCCAGCATGGGCACAATACCTTGGTTTTGATGATGCGAAATTAAAACACGCAACAGGATAAATCAAATATTATCAAGAAAAGGAGCCATATGGCTCCTTTTTTCATGCCCAAACTGCCTTTTAGTAAACTACATACATTATTCGCAAATAAATATTGTTATGAGAAATTTTAAAGGCTTTAGCACTGTAGGTAAAACTCATGGTAGTTTTAAGCTATATGATATTGAGTTAGTAAAACAAGACTTACTCAACGAATTTTACACCAAAAAAGGCTCCAGATTGATGAGTCCGCAGTTTGGCAGTATGATCTGGGATCTATTATTTGATCCCTTAACAGAAGAAACCTTGGAATTAGTAAAAGAGGACTGTGTTAGAATTGTTAGCAGAGATCCTAGGCTAGAGTTATTGGACGTGTCTACTTACGAAGAAGAACACACCATACAAGTTATATTACAATTGCGATACGTACCAACCACCACTTTAACAGAATTGGTGTTAACATATCAACGCGATATATCAGCACAGCAAAATCAGGAATAAACGATGTCAAAAATAATACGTCAAGAAAATTTATACGGGGCAGAAGACTGGTCTGTGGTGTACAACAGTTTCAAACACGCCGAGTTCAAGAGCTACGATTTTGACACACTGCGAACTGCAATGATGTCGTACATGCAGACCAACTACGCAGAAGAGTTCAATGATTACATACAAAACAGTGAATTTATTGCTTTGCTGGATTTAGTTGCATACGTAGGCCAAAACTTGGCTTTTCGCATGGATTTAAACGCCAGAGAAAATATTTTAGACACCGCGGAAAAACGTGAAAGTGTGCTACGTATTGCACGTATGCTAAGTTATAAACCCAAGCGAGTTCGACCTGCTCAGGGACTATTGAAAATTGTCAGCGTAATAACAACAGCTCAGGTATTGGACAGTACAGGAAATAACCTTGCCAATCAGATCGTAACCTGGGGCAGTGATCCCAGTGAGGTTGGCTATGAACGCTTTGTTAAAATTTTAGATGCGGCACTTAATAATTTAAATCCCATAGGAACGCCTGTTCAGCGTTACGTAGATTCCGACTCTGGTACATCCTATGAAACTTATGACTTTGATAATTCGGACAAATTAACGAATGTTCCACTGGCGGTGTCGGCAGATGGTATGAATCTAACATTTGAAATGGTACCAGTTAAACTAGAAGACGACGGAGCTATCACACAAAAAGAGCCCGATTATAACAGTGCATTTAGTATGCTGTATAGAAACGATGGCAGAGGAGTAGGAAGCACAAGAACAGGTTTCTTCTTGTTTGCCAAGCAGGGTTATACAGTAACAGAAACAAGAAACATTCCTTCACCGCAGGTTAATATGAGTATAGATCTAACTAATACTGCAAACATCAGCGAAGAAGATTTTACAGTTCAAAGCGTGGATGCGGAAGGCAATATTCTCACAACTTGGAAGAGAACAGATACCTTAGATTATACCAACCTTGTAACTAATAATTTCGGCAAAGAAAAAAATGTCTATGAAGTATTGTACAGCGATGCCGATATAACAAGTCTTAAGTTTGGTGACGGTAGCTTTACTAATGCACCCAGTGGTTTACTGCGACTATGGTATAGAATATCTCAGAATGACTATGTAAGAGTCAAAGCAGGTGACATATCCAATGCAAAAATGGAAATCAAATACAAGGATGAAAATGGTAATACACAATCCCTGTATCTTGTATTAGAATTGCAGGATAATATGATCACTGGTTTGCCTGCAGAAACCACAGACGAAATCAAAACAAACGCGCCCGAAGCATTTTATAGTAAGAATAGAATGGTTACGGGTGATGACTATAATGGTTTCCTAACCACACTAAACAACGATATAATGTTGATGAGGGCAGAAAATAGAACATTCAGTGGACATAGCCGCAATGTAGATTTAAAGGATCCTACTGGAAAAAGTAGACCTTTGGTTGAGTTTGCAGACGATGGTTATCTGTATAGACAGGAAAGCAACAAAACAGTTTATGTAGCTGATAATTCAGGAATTAGAAACATAGACTTTTTAAACAATAACATAGAATCACAGTTAAGTGACGTGGGTCTGTTGAACTTCTATTATGGAAAATTAAACATTGCCGGTGAACTTAGCACCACAGAATATCCTACAATAAAATTAGGCGAAACACAATATTATACGACACTGTCTACTAATATAAACGCCGGCGATAATATTAATACAGTACTAGCAAATAACATAAACACCGCAGATCCCTATGACAGTTTTGCCATAGACGGTGGTATGATTAAAATTGATGATGAATTATTCACTTATAGCAGTATTACAAATAACCAGTTCAATGGTTTAACAAGAGCGGCTCAGGGTACAGTTGTACAGAATCATCAAGCAGGCGCGGCCATCACAAGAATGAATGATATACGTTGGCGAGTTGCATATTATGACCTAACCAGCAGTAATGGTTATTTTACAGACAGTAATTCTGGAAATGTTCCGCAACAATTGGGTTACAGTTCCGGTGATATTTTAAGAAACGTGCGACCCGGCGCTATGGTTAAACTGGAAGACATAGATGGATCATATGTTTGGGCATCCGTAATTGATATCAAAGGCGACGGACTTGGTGTGGAAAATTCTCAGGGAGACTACACGGGTCTTTTAGTTACCGGTGATGGTCCAGTGGAATTATCAAGGTCTGTTACAGGCAATAGATTACTAACAGAAATATTACCTGCGTTTCCTAGAGTATTTGATGACGGTGTTAGAACTTTGATGATGAACAAATTAGACACGCGTCAATCATTTGCACTGTCATTTGACAATACTGTACCTGCATGGACACTGGTAGACACAGACACGATTGACGAAACAGCAGATTTTGACTCTGACAGTTTAGATACGTCTTGGGTAGTTATAGTAAAAAGAGAAACTTCAGGCTGGAGTATAATTACACGACAACTTGAATATATCTTTGGTAGCAGAGAACTGATTCGTTTTTACAATATTAATTTCTTACCGGCGTTTAATACCAATTATAAGAACATAAGCAAAGACGACATCAGTGTTATAGCTACGGATGCGAATAATAAACTTGTTACCAAACAAAAATATAGAATAACGGGCTACTATGTCTACGACGATGGGTATACAGATAACAGTAAAGTAAAAGTAAGTCCTCTTGATCTTGACGGTGATTTTTTACCTGACGAACCAGAAGGATTCTCTAATGTTGTCGAAAATAATACTCTGGATTTAATCTCCTATGAAGAAGGGGAGTTCTCTTATATCGTTCCTGCAGAATCTGGAAACACTGATACGGTATTAAAAACGGTGTCCGGCAAAGACGGTTTAATTTTCAAATGGAATCACGTGGTAAGTCAGGAACAAACAGCCAACCCAAGTTTGACTAACATCATAGATGTTTATGTTCTAACTAAGTCATACAACAACGATTTTGTCGCTTGGAAGAGAAAGAATAACAAGTTCTTGGACATTCCTCTGCCGCCTACCACAGAAGAGATACGCAGTAGTTTTAGAAATTTAAGTTCTTATAAAATGATGACAGATGAATTAATATTCCACCCTGTTAAATTTAAACCGTTATTTGGTGCGCTAAGTGCGCCGGAATTCCAAGCACAGTTTAAAATAATTAAAAATGCAAAAAGTAGAAGCACAGACAATGAAGTTAAAAGCAAAGTGCTGTCTGCGATAGATGCGTTTTTTGAGCCTGGTAACTTTGATTTTGGTGAAACATTTTATTTTACAGAATTGGCTGCATTTATACATAGCAGGCTGCCCACAGAAGTAAACAGTGTTGTGTTGGTGCCTATAAGTACTGATGGTAGATTCGGTACATTGTTCCAGATACAACCGGACAGAGACGAAATGATTACCAGTGTAGCAACAGTCAACGATATTATCGTTATCAATGAAATTACAGACAGCAATATTAGGATTGGAAGATGAGCGAAATAAACAAAAAACCAGGTCAGACCAAAGCACGTAAAATAAAAAACGAGGCTTTGTTACCCAGTATCCTGCAAACAGAACCCAACAAAAAAATGTTGGGCGCTACGCTAAATGCTATGACGTCCAAGGGACAGATGTTGCCATTCAAAGAGACTCATGGACATAGAACTGCACCCAGCGGCGCGGACACGTTCTTCAAACAGGAATCTGATCCTGTTAGAAGAGAGTCCATGGCCAATACTGCAATTATTGCCAACGATGATTCGGGTAACTTCTTATCAAAGACATCTTATCTTGATCTAGAAAATTATTTTCGAGTAAAAGGATTGCCGCTTAAAGATGGCGTACAGTTAGACAGTGATATACTTACACTGGAATTGCCCATAGATTATAGAAGATTAGTTGATTATCAATTATATTATTGGGTTGACCATGGGCTACCTGCAATACGATTGCACTTAGACACTGCAAAATATACTATCTCCACAGATATTTTAAGTAAGCCATTTGTAACGGTCAAAGATGATCTAACTGGCAAAGAATTAGAGTTTGCGTCAGGTCAGACGGTATATTTTACAGGCGAACAGGAACAGCGTTATCTAACCACAGATTTAGACAAACCCAAGTTATTCTATATAGTAGGAATTGGCTCTGCCATACGCTTGCTGGACGTAGGTGCATTTGATGAAAGATTACCTACTGGTTATTTTAAAAAGAGACCCTGGGATAAGTTAGAACTGGCCATAGATCCACCATCAATAAGATGGGACAGTGAAAACTGGGACGGTAGTAGATTTTCTATAGGTTCGCCAGAGTATGTAGTTATGCGTAGATTCACTCCTGATGCCAATCACTGGAGTTCTTTTGATCGCTGGTATCATATAAGTGCCATCCATGCTGTAACACGTTTCTTGGATTTAGACATAGAAGATATTGCAAGAAATGACAATCAAGCACGTAGACCAATTATATCATTTAACAGTGGCATAAGGTTGTATAATTGGCCACGCCGAAGTCTAGGTGAAGTAAAAACATTATTATCTGGTGCCAGGGAAGACTATCAAACTAGAACAAATATTGTAGATTCTTTGAATTACAAATTGAAAAATGGCGACAAAGTTATTTTTGAAAAGACTCAGGGAATTTGGCGTGTCAGCAATATTGGTACAGGTGCGCAGTTCACACTTACACAAAACAGTGCAGACTATGACGGTGTTATGCTAACCGCTCTAACAAGTAGGTTATATTATAGGGCCATATATAAAAATTCTATCTGGCAATTGGCACAGAATAAAGTTGAGCCCAATCAAACACCATTGTTTGAGTTTTTTGACACCAACGGAACTAACCTGGAAAACGTAGAAAACGCAAACTTCCGTGGAGGCGTCATACTGGGCTTTATGCCAGGACCTACCTATGACATAATATTAAACAAATATGTTACTATTAGTAATATTGACTATGATGCCATAGATGAAACTAAATCCGGCGCAGTGGGCGCAAACCAAATCAAATTTACCACAGACATTGATCGAGATTTTGGTTATTTTAATTCTGTAACAAAAACAGATGTCAGTATGAAAGGACCCTGGGCATACAGTAAAGCCGCAGGTAATTTACCATTTTATATCCCGCGCCAGGGTCTGGATTTGTCACCACAGTTACAAGATCTAACCTATGAAGAATATGAAGACGAAGCGTGGAGTGTAGAGATAATACCAGCCGTAAATGGGTTCAATGAATTGCACGTATATCCCAACAACAATGGTGACGTGGATTTATATTATAAACTAAACGGCCTTGCCCTAACAAAATTCACAACTAAAACGTCAACAAACAATGTGGAAAGTTTTATTCCATTGGTTTCCGGCGGCATATTCAAAATTTATTGTCATGGTTTAGAGCATCCCTTGGCACTACACGGTACCGGTATGGTTAACAATGTGCTTGGTCCCGTGGATATCGCAGAACAAGTCATATCCAACAACGGTATCACAAACGGTGTCATTACATTAGACCTAAGCGAAACCTACAATAACGGCACTGAATATGTGGTCAACGAATTCGGTCAGGATCGTGTAAGATTATACTGGAGTTATAATAATAGTATACGAACAGCCATAGTCAAGCCCATAGAAAAATGGCGCTTTATCAATAATGCGTACTATCTTGACAAATCTAGTCCAGTGTATCATGACTATGATTATAATATCACCGACTCTACAGCATATGATGCTGGCCTAACCTTTAAACAAAAATTAACTGGCACAGTAGCTTTATCTAATAAAGCGACAACCGGTGACAAGATAGGCTTAGAATCTTTTATAACAAACAACACAGATAAAACTGCCCCTATAAGTTTAACGATTAATCCGCTAAACCAAACTATAGATACATTGAATTATTATTCACTGTACCAACACGGAAGAGTCTCATTGTCTGCTAGTCCAACTGCCAGGGAGTCCACAGATCCCGGCGCAGTTTATTACGACATTAATAATATTAATCTTAGATTCAATGGCGGAACATTGATCAAGCACAATAATCCACTGGCCAAAACAGCACTGGTTGCCGCAGCCATGCCCTTTGATCTAACAGACATATTAATCAAACAGGGCAAACATTATGATACATTCATGACAAGGTTAATAACCGAACTAAAACAAGTTATTAATAACTACGACACAGAAAAGTATACGCAATTACAATTAATTGGATTGGCCCTGGATTCTATATATGTAAACCAAAAGGACAATGATAATTTTTGGTATCATAGTAATATGATTGGCTGGGGACAAACAGTAAACACAGTTGACATAGCATTGACTTCTAATCTAGAATTGTCTCTATTATCCAGCATAGGAGAAATATCACATGTAGCAGGCAAAGAACGATTAATGCACATTGTCGCAGATGGTCGTGTACTTAACAGAAGTGTTGATTATCAACTGGTATCAGAATTAGAAGGTTATTATACAAAAGTTATCTTTGCATCTGAATTTGCAAATAAAACTGTAACCATTAATTATTGGCCGGATACTTTTAATAGCAGAGTGCCTGCCAGTTTGGCAAAAATTGGTTTATCTGCATGCTACGTGCCTGAAATTTACAGGGATTCTAGTTATTCCGGTGACGTATATTTTATCATTAGGCATGATGGATCTAAATATTATTTAGAAGACGGCGCCAGCGAAGTCAACGGAAAATTGTATCCTGTTGACACCTTGGACCAGTTATTGTTTGAATACGAAAAAGCGATATGGAGTAGTATTGCTCGA